GATAGTGTTGACTTTGATGCGTCTGATTTGTGTGATGCTATTTATACTGACCATCCATCTGACGCGGTTTTGTGTACTTATGAGCAGGCTAAGACGTTAGTTTTTCTTGCTGATTATCTTTTTGATAATAAGCATCATATTGTGCGTGTTCATTCGCATGTGGAGTGGTTGTAATGCAAGTTGATTCCATGCTATTTTATATCGTAGGCACAATCGTTATTACGGTGCTTGTTTTGATTGTTTCTGCGATAAACACTATCTTGGTTGCATTTGCTTTGTACAATAGTTTTCCTTCAAAGCATAGCAATATTCGTAAGATTTCGAGAAGGGAAGAAAGGGGGATTAATTAAATGCAGACTACAAGAGAAAGGGGACGAATCGGACGAACGTTTTATAAGACCTATTGCGATTGTTTGTACATTGATAGCAACAATGAGCCTAAGCCTTTGGAGTATGTTCTTGACGGCTATTATAACGATTGTATTCGCGCACAATCGGAAGTTGCAAAGTCGCTAGGTCAAACGACCGTAATGGTTCGTAGTATCACGCATACCGCATATTATGCAAGTATGGCACTTGAAAAGTTTCTCGCTAATGTTGATTTCATTGGTGAGGAAGAAGAAGTTAAATAATTGAAAGGAATTAACATCATGACTAAGGCTATCATTACCACCACTGATAACGGCATGCAGATTGCTGGTATCGATATGTCCTCTTTTGCTGGGGCACTTAAGGTTACTTCTGCGCTCAATGTCGCTGCATCGCTTGATAAGACCATTGAGGACGGTCAGGCTTTTGAGTTTGTCGGCTGCATCTTTAAGGACGGCAAGAATGAGCAGACTGGCGACCCCTGCAAGGAGTCGTATTTCATTCAGCGTGATGGTTCGGCGTTGTTCACTAAGTCTGGTGGTATTTATGATTCTGCTCAGACTATTCTCGGTCTGCTTGGTGATTGGCTTGAGGATGGTCTTTGGGTTCGTGTCATTTCTATTCCTACTGGCCGCGGCAATACGCTGAAGGCTCTGGAGCCCATCGCGCCACCCGCTGAGTAGCGTATAAACGCTGTAGTAATTTAACGGCGCACTACTGTGACGGTGGTGCGCCGTTTTTATTTAGGAGAATATTATGCCTGAGAATGAAATTAAAATAACGCCGTTTGTTGGTTGTACTTATCTCTATCAAGCTGTTATTAAATTGATGGAAGAAGCTGGAGAAGTTGCGCAGGTTTTTTATCGTACTGACACTAAGGACAGCGGTGAGGTTAATCAAAATGATGTAGATTGGTTAGTTGAGGAATGCGGTGATGTTATTCAGGCTGCTATTAACATAATTGTGCGCTGCGGATATGACCCACAAGATGTGATGGATATTGTAACACAAAAGAATGTTGATAGGGGCTATTACAATGCCGAGTAAAAAGGGAAGCATCGCCTATGAGAATAGGTTGGCACGTAGACGCGCACAACGCGCAATCAATCGAATGGAGAAAGAATTAAATTCAGGTGAGTTATCTAGGTCTGAAAGATTTCAGCGCCGTGGTGAGATTGCCGCATTGCGTGAAGCTATGGCAGAAACATATATTGGCAGACGCGGCCATGAGATACGAACGCCAGAAGAAGCACAAAAAGCTGCTAGGTCTATTGTTGAAAAGGAATATGTAAGAACTGCATCCGATACGCAATCTCAAAACATTCAGGCAATGCAGGAAATATCTAATACTTACTATGTTGACAAAGTAACTAAGCAGCATGTTCAGAATCCCATGTCGGGTTATAGTGAAGCCGAAATGAGGACGTTTTGGAGAGCAACACAAGATATATGGGATAGGCCAGGCGTTTCTAGGGAAAAGCGATTCGATGCGATTATGGAGTACGCCGCAAAAGCTCAGGGCATTGATGTTTCTCAAGTAAATTTGCGTGAGTTGATTGACGCAATAATCAGTGATAAAGCTGGTAATGTTGCTGAATGGCAACGAGAGATAGAAAATAAGAATGCACGTAAAGCAACTGGTGGCGATATTGGTGAAGATGAAATGCAAGAGTTTTCATCTGAGGATATCGTTAAATATGTGACCGAGAAAAATATTAATGAGGTTCTTGAAAAATACCGTAATCGCGGAGTAATTCAAGATGAAGCGCAAGAAGAGTAATTACGAAATAGCAATGATATATGATACAGAAACTTGTAATATTGTTGATGAAATGAATCACGCTCATGCATATCCGATATTGTTTATTGAGAATGATGTTCGTGGGGTAAACATGCGTGAATACGATTCCAGTAAAGATGGAATTGTGCATTTCTATCGTACTGAAAGTGAGTTTCTGAAACGTATTGATACATATATAACATGGGGTAAGTTGACAAACAAAGTACCTATTGTTTGTGGATATAATCTAATGTTTGATTTGCAGCCTTTGATGGAAGAGTTGGATAAGAAGTATGATATCAATGCGAGCGCACAATCTAGTACGAATGTTTATACGGTTGACTTATGCTCAAAAATTATTAGTGGAAAGGTGCTATTAAGATTTTGGGACACATTTCATCTTGAAATGCGTGGTTTGGCTGCAATGGGAAGAACTGCTGGATTGCCTAAAGCGATTGGCGATTGGGATTATAATTTGATTCGCACGCCGCAAACAGTTTTGACTAAAGAAGAATTGTTTTACGCTAGGCGTGATGTTGAGGTTATTCCAGCATATTTCAAGTATTTGCTTCAATCTAACGAGTGGATGAAGCAATCTGATTTGGGCTTCACCATTCTTACCAAAACGGGCATTGTCAGGCAAATGGCCAAACGGCAGATTGGTTCTCTAAGCATTGAGAAACAAGATGATAAGAAGATAACACTTGACTATGCTTTCATTCAATTGTGCAATAAGTGTTTGCCCAAATCGTTTGATGTGTATGCATTGCGTAAGGCATGCTTCTATGGTGGTTGGACTTTTACAAGCGCTAGATATGCAAGTACTGTGCAGAAAAATGTGCTATCGGCTGATGTAACTAGTATGCATCATACTTTTATTAATGGAAGGATGATACCAGATGATTTTAAATTGCGTCCTGCCGATAAGCTAACTGCATTGTGTGAGCGAATTGTTAATACATCTACTGAGCAGATATTTGAGCATTATGAGAAGCCTTTTGATTGTGCAATTCATGCGCGTATAGAATTTGAAAATGTTCGTATGCGCAAGGGTACATGCTTTGAGTATTGGGGTCTGGCATTGGAGCCATTGAGCAAGTTTCGTCCTACTATTGATGCTCCAGCGCAGTATGGATTTAATGAAGCTGCTATGGTGCAAGAGGAATATGTTCGTTCGTTGCATTGGTATAATCAGTTTGAAGATGCCGAATTTGCATTTGGAAAATTGTACAATGCTAAGAAATGCATCATGCATTTTAATGAAATAGAGCTTTGGTGTTTTGGGCAGGTATATGAATGGGATTCTATGCGTGCTGTATATGGCGAATCTTCTGGGTCGTTTGTGAAGCCGCCTGATTATGTTACTCTACAGAGCAATCTTTTGTACAAGCGTAAGGATGCAGCAAAACGCATTCATTCTACTTATCATGAGGGAGTGCCTTACACTGGCGAAATATCAAACACAATTCCTGATGGAATAGCGCAGATGTTGCGTAGTGGCGAATGTAGTGAACAATTCTTCGCTTCATATTACCAATCAACTGTAAAAGGAATGTTCAATGGCATCTATGGTACAATGGCTCAAGATATTTATAAGCCAGATTATACATGCATAGATGGTAATTTGTTGGTTGATATCAACACTCGTGTAACTGAAACCAATTGGAGTGAAAGACAGCCTAACACATGTCGCGTACTTTATACTTATGGCATGCGCATTGTTGCTGGTTCTCGCATGCACATGCTATTAGCAATGCAGCTTATATGGAATACTTTTGGAAAGAAGGTTCGTGTGCTTGGTGGAGACACCGATTCTATGAAAATGTCTCTTGATTCTGATGTTATAGATGAGGATATAGAAATGGCATTGGAGTCCATGGAAGAAATAAGCACACATGCAATTAATGTCTGCATGGAAAGAATACGTGTTAATTTTCCTGATTTGGCATCCGACCTTAAAGGTGTGGGGGGATTTGAGCTAGAGAACAAAGGGCACCATTATGAGCTGCATTATGAAGCGTGGAATAAGGCACGCATAAGCTATGATGGAAAGTTCCATATTACGTGCGCAGGTTTGCGTAGGCCAGATGGAATGTACCATATTGAGCATTTTATGCATGATTTGGAGGTTCAGGGAAATGCACCAGAAAACATCATACAGTCTTGTCTTGGATATAACATTTTCGTTTCGCACAATATTTCGCATGTTCTTGAATCGCATCATCCATCCGCGCAAGACGTCTATGACAATTACGTTACCGATTATCGTGGACAATACGCGCACGTTGTATCTCACGAATCACCCGCTCTATATGCGTCAGGCAGGTGGCTTGGAGACACGTCCAAATACACAAACGCATCGAATGTTGCATACTTGCGGGAGCATTATAATCGAAATGTGGACACACGTATGAGAGAGCTGGTAATCGACGGCAAAGCCAGAATCGAGTTGTTTTAGATGGATGCTAGATATTATGATTGGGATGCTACAATTTCATATGATGCAGATGTGACAATGGTAGTTGGAGCGCGTGGCATCGGAAAGACTTTTGGTTTGAGATTGCGCACAATTACACGTTGCATAAAGCGTGATTTGCGTTACGCTGAGATTGTACGTACAAAGACGCAACTTAGTGTAGTATCAGATGGTTATTTTTCGCGGCTATCTCGTATGCCTGAGCTCTCGAAGTATATGTTTAAAACAGATTCTCGTTATGGATATTGGGCTCTAAAGCCAGACGATGATTCAAATGAAAAAGTAGTATGGCATTTGCTGGTATATTTTATCGCAATGACTACATATCAGATTGATAAGACAAGGACGTTTGATAATGTTGACCGCTTCATTTTTGACGAGTGCATTCTCGACAGACAGGACAGGCATCATCGCTATTTGCCTAATGAGTTTGCTATATTGGCTAATATTGTTGACACCATTTCACGAGAACGAAAGGATACAGAGGGATTACGACCTCATGTTTATCTGTTGGGTAACGCTGTTGATATTACAAATCCTTATTTTGCTCGTTACGGAGTAGGTACGGACTTGCAATATGGCTATAGGTGGTATGAGGGTAAAACGTTCTTGCTTCATTTTGTTGAGTCAGATTTGTATTCTAATGAAAAAGCATCAGGCACCGTAGCTGGTAGGATGCTTGCTGGTACTGTTGAGGGTAAAGAGAATGTGCAGAATATATTTCATAATGTGTCTGATGAATTTGTATGCAAAAAGCCTAAATCGGCAAAATATCAATTTGGCATAGTTCTTGATGGAAAGAAGTTTGGAATATGGAGTGATACGCAAGCTGGGTATTATTATGTTAGCGAACGTGTGCCACGAAATTCCAATAAGCCTATTTTCGCACTTTCCTATGAAGATAACCGTGTTAATTATATTGCTGCCAATAGGCTACATAGCGTGTTGCGTAGCTTCTCAGAACTTTATTGGGCTGGCATCGTTCGCTATGATTCGATAGACGCAAAGAGGGATTTCTTTAGGGTACTTGAATTGTTGGGCATAAGGTAGTATCATGTACATAGTGGGGTGCCACGCCTGAAATGAGTAGGTGGGAGTGGGGGTCAATGCGATGATACGCACCACATCCGCCGCGCATGACCGGCGTTTCAATTGACTGCGTGGGTCACTCTGCGTTATAATTGGGTCACATGGAGGGGTCACAGCCTTTTCCATGTGGCCCGTTTTGTTATGGCAAGAAATCTGCAATAGAAGGGAAGGAACAACATTATGCCAAAGCCAGACGACAAGCAGAATGCAAGCAATGACAACACGAACAATGAGAATGCGACTATTGAGAAAACCGACGCGAGTATTGATGATAACGGCGCGTCCGAGGATACGCATTCCGATGTTCAGTATGTAACGCTTGATGCATTCAACGAAATGAGGGACACCATTTCGTCATTTCAGGAGACTATGAACACTATCATGGGTGGAATTAAGTCCATTCGTGACGCGCAAGGTGTTATGGTTCGGGCTGGAATGGTTGTGCAGGATAATGCTACTCCCGAGCCTATTGATGATTTTAAGCCACTTTCAGAACTGGATTTTACTATTAAGCGATAAGGAGAAAAGTTATGGCAGTTAACAACAGTACAATTCTTGATCGTGTTTGGCTTGAGGGTAGCAACGATTATCAGCAGCGTGTGCCGCGTGAGACTGTGAATGACATGGATGCCACAGTTTCGTATCTTTTTGCACCCGAGAATTTTGACCTTTTTAATCAGTTTGTTAATGTTCTTGTAAATCGTATTGGTGCTACGTATGTTCATCAGCAAGCGTGGCGCAATCCGCTTGCTGGCTTCAAGAAGGCAGATTTGCGTTGGGGCGATAAGCTAGAGGAAATCGCTGTCAAGTGGGTGCGCTCGCATTCTTACAGCGATATTCCAGATGTGGAGAAGCTGTTTGGTGATTATCGTCCCGAGTCTGCTGTTTGGTTTCATAAGATTAACAGGCAGGAGTACTATCCCATCACGGTAAACCGTGAGGAACTTATGATGGCCTTTGCTGGCGATGGGGAGAGCGAGGGTCTTAATAACTATATCGCGCAGATTATGGAAGTTCCCATTTCTTCAGACGAGTATGACGAGTATCGTATCATGCTTGAGCTGTTTGCTTATTACGAGCAGAAGATGGGTTTCTTTAAGCGTAATCTTACGTCGATTCCGTCTGATATTGTTGAGTCTGCCGATTCTGCAAAGACGCTTTTGAAGATGGTTAAGGCTGATGCTGGCCGTCTTGCATTTCCATCTTCGCGCTATCACGCCGATGTTCCTGAGCTGCGAGACTATCCCGTTTTTGCACGTCCCGAGGAGCTCATTTTCCTGACTACGCCAGAGGTTCGCGCTGCGATTGACGTTGACGCGCTCATGGGTGCATTCCATATGGAGAAGGGCGATATTCAGGAGCGAATCGTTCTTGTTGACGAGTTCCCGATGGCTGGTGTCGGCGCAGTTCTTACGACGCGAGACTTCTTCCAGTGTCGTGACCGTCTGCGCCAGAATACGTCTCGCTTCAATGAGCTTACGCTTTCGACCAATTTCTTCCTGCATCGTTGGGGCATGTATTCTGTTTCGCCTGTTGCGCCTGCAATCTGCTACACCACTGACGAGGGTACGGCGATTCTCACTTCTAAGCAGACTGTGACTGGCATGACCATGACTCCAACCACTCAGAATGTTTCTGCTGGCGATGATGTGCAGCTTACGTTGACGCTCACTGGCACCATCACTAATAATGACGATGATGCGTTCGAGGTTCAGCCTGACGCTGCTACGTTCCTTGCTACAGTCGCACGCACTTCTGGTGAGGGCGCTAGTGCCACCACTACTGGTGTCAAGTCCACTAAGACGCGCGTTGACCGCAATGGCGTGCTGCATATTGCCGATAATCTGCTTGCTGGTGATGTGATTACCGTTACTGCGACTTCTGCATACATCAATCCTAGTGGCGCTACCACTACCTACACGGCTACATCGACGTTCACCGTCGCGTAGTACTTCCCTTCTCATTGCGGGAACCTGCATCATATTTGGTGTGGGTTCCCGCTTTGTTTTAGATGGAGACATGAATAATGAAATTTGGGCGTTTGCATGATACTAGATTTCCAAATCTGGACAATGTTGATGTATATGCATATAAAAATGAATTTGATTATACACGCTGGGTTGCTGGCACTAAGATTAAGCTATGCAATGTTCTTTGGAATGCCGATTATTCAGACGTTGCGAGATTTACCACCAATATTGAGCGAGACAAGTGGTTTGACGAGCTAAACGATTATTACACCATTGAGCTGGATTCTGACCGCGCGTATGTGCCAGAACAGGCGATTAAAATTCCTGTTCCATATGATGTTGCAGCTCGTTTCAATTATATGGTTGTCACGATTCCAGTTCTCCCTGGGTCAAATCCGCCTATCAATTATGAGAATCAAGAGACTGGCATTAGACGGTGGTATTTCTTTGTAAATTCAATAGACTATCGTGCGGCTAATTCAACTGCATGTAGACTATCGCTTGATGTTTGGACGCAATATCAGAATGATGTTGATATCAAATATCTAATGCTAGAGCGTGGACATGCGCCTGTTGCAGCATCTGATGTAGATGAATTTTTGTCCAATCCTATTGCCAATAATAATTATATTCTTGCACCAGATATTACTCCATCTGATTCTCAAATCGTTCGTAGCGCAAATTATATTCCTTTTGGTAATGGAACAAAGTATGTTTGTTTTGCTTCAACTTGTTCAATAGACGAGTTGCGCTCTATGGGAACAGTTGTTCATAATGACCCAGAATATATGTTTGGCACCATTACTTATAGCGATATTAATACGCGTTATGGTTATCAGCTGCAAGTAAATGGATTTAAAGCTGGTAATGGTGATAATTATTCTGCATTGAAGGCACATGTACACACATTTGGAAGTACGCAGGGTTATATACCAAATGGAAGTTACATGTATGCAATTCCAGCAGCTAGCGCGCAAGCGTTTATCAGAAAGGTGATGGACGATTGCCCAGTTTTCTTTAGAACTGTCTTGGCTTGCTTTATGGTCGATGCAGATATGCTTACTTTTGGCGCTTCTGTTTCATTTCATGGATATACGCTACGCGAATGCGTTGGAGCAAATTCGACGGTTGATATAAAGCTGACAAAGGAAATGTTTGATTTCCCTGACGAGTATAAGCATCTTGCAAAACTGTATACGTTTCCATATAGCGAAATCGAAATCACAGATAATGTTGGTGAAAGTATCACAATTCGTGTTGAGAATACTGGCTCAATTATAGCGCATAAAGATGCCATGCTTGCATATCCATTCTTGGATGCTCGCATATGGTTCGACGGTATAAACGGTGTTGGTTCGCAGCAATACACGTGGGTTGACATGAACGGAAAATCCAATAAAAAGCAGATGCCAAATTCCGATTGGTCAAAGGCTTGCTTTGATTTGGACATTCCATGCTATGCAATCTACATGGATGGTGAAACAGCGTGGCAGCTTGATAATTTCAACAGTGGATTGCGTGGAAATGCTAAACGGGCATTGTCGGCATATCATGGTGCGGTGCGTAGTGCAAACACGGCGCGTGCAAACGCTGTTGACTCTAACAACACAATGTATGCGAACACTGACCGTGACGCAACTACGCTAACCACAAACACAAACAATACCGCAAATTGCAATCGTAGCAATGCCGATTTGACTATTGCCGCAAATACGACTAACACTAATAATTCAAATCATTCATCTGAAGAATGTACGACATTTTCTAATAGCGGTTTGGAGCGTAAAACCTCGAATAGCAACGCTGTGTCAATTGCTACAACTATAGTCGAAAATCAGACAACTGCCGCTGTGTCAACCACAAACGCCGCTGCAAGCGCACAAAGCGGTGTAATAGGTGGCGCAATGGCTGGCGTAGGTCTAGGTGCCACGATTGGCGCCACGATTGGCTCGGTTAGTGGCCCTGTTGGAATTGCTGGTGGCGCAGCCATTGGCGCGTTGGGCAGTATCATTAGCGGCGCTATTGGGTACGGTTGTGCGGAAACGACGGCGGGTATTGTTCTCAATGGTCAATCTACTTCTGTAAGTCTCATGAATCAGACTAACAGCGCTAATGTGGCGATTTCACAAGGCGTTGCAGATAATATCACTGAATCTCAGAATCAACTTAGAACTAAAACTAATACCACAAATAACAATGCGTTTTCTGCGCAAACAGATAATACAAATGTTACATCACGCACTAATGCTGCAAATAGTGCAGCTACAATGCGCGCCAATTCTGACGCAACGCGAGACACTGGCAATGCTAATGCTGGATATACTCGTGAAATCAGTGTCATGAATGCTAAGGAAAATCTTGAAGCAGGACACTATGCCGCACAGTACGCGTTGGATGATGCAAAAATGCGTGCGCCAATTCAAGTTGTTCCTGAAAATGGCAATTATCTTTCGCAATATGCTGGTAATAATGGCGTTCAATTTAAGATAAAGACAATGCCAAATGGTGATGTTCGACAAATTGGCGACACGTTCATGCGTTATGGATATGCATTGAATCAGATGTGGGATTTGGAGAAAAGTGGTTTGTGTCCTATGCCACATTTCTGCTATTGGAAGGCTGGAGATATTTGGGTTGATGATAGAAAAAGCTCAAACAATCTGGTGCAGGAAACCATGATTAACATATTCATGCGCGGTGTAACAGTGTGGAACAATCCAGACGAAATTGGAAAGGTGAGCATTTATGACAACAAGTGAAGAAATCGTACAAGAGACTGGTGAAGAAATTCCGACGCCTAGAAGTGTTTCTGTATTACTGCACATTCTTGAAACTGATGGTACGTATCAGGGAATGACTGATGAAGAAATACAAAGCATCGTTGACTATGAGAAGCAACTTGCTCACATGGAAGGAAGTACAGAACAGTTACATAACGAATATGCAAATCATTGCGCTTCAATGCAAGAACTTACTGCATCTTCTTTACAAGCGCAAGAAGCTATGCTACAATCCATTATAGAAAGGGCAAGCAATCCGCAATTGCAGGTGATACAATATGGCTAAGCGCGGTGGAAAGAATCGATATAAGAATCGTTACAACGACGGCCGCGCTATGTGGTGGGAGTCAGCGAGCTACAATCAGCGCGTGTACGTATATTATCGTAACGTTATCATGCAACTTGCTATGAATCGTTTTAGGTGGATAAATTTGCCTAAAACTTGTGATGCGCGTTTTCTTGAGTATACGCTAATGACTGAGGGAATGGCCACTATTGCATTTCCACCTAGTATGAAAGGCACATTCTTTTCTACGCGCGCACAATATGAATCTATTCTGGATGTATATGATAATCCTTTTCAATGGGATTCTATTGGTAACAATGGGTGGCGCTTTCATTGCACTATGTTTAATGGTGCTTTGGTTCGTGATAATTCTACTCGTTTT